CCATAGTCGTTGTAAATACGGCCCGCGGCGGAGGTGTAGTCTTTTGAGGTCAAGTAAAAAACCTCGTAAGTATAATCGTATTGATCTGGATCAAGCAGGTTGCTGTTTGGAATGGTGATGTAATCGTCATTGCCATCGAAATCCAGGGCCATGCCCTTGGGCGACTCGACCAAATCGTTGGAATCCATCGAGCCGTAGAAGGTGCCGTCGTGACCGTTGGAGGTCGAATCCAGCAGAGAGCCGGAGGGGTCCTGGCACATATGGTAGACCGCTTCGAAGCCGGCGGTGTCCCATACATACTCGGCGGCAGTGGCGCCGGTCACACCGATATAGGTGCTGTTATCGGACTGGCTGGAATCAAAGTAAAGATAGAAAACCGTGTCGGCCGAAGATGAGATCGAGGGCAAGAGCACATGCACCTCGCCCCTTTCGCTGGTCGTGTTCCAATAGGCGATCTCTGCGTATGTCTGCGTGAACCCATCATCGGTGGTCACCGCCATCTTGAGGTTGTTTGCACCCAGCTCATCAAAGATCGCCGTCACATCATGGTCATTTGTGCCACTGGCATCCGAGATAAGCACGGCCACCGGAAAGTTCGTCAGGCTCGAGGAGATCTTGGACGAGTCGATGGTCAGCTTTATCCGCTTGGCCCAGTTGCCCAGCCAGCTGTCTTGGGTTTCGAAGGTGGTATCGTAGCTAAGAAGCGTGTCGAACAGAGAGTAATAAGTCGCCTTCATCCAGGCGTCTTCACGATACAGGAAGGTAACACGAATCTCGTCCAGCTCACCGCTCCAGTTTGACCAAGAGCTGGTAATCGCATTGCTACCAAAGTACTTTGATCCAGTGCTGGAGAGGTCGTCCACGTTGGTCGCTGCGGTTGTGGAGGTCACATCGTCTGCCGCATTGACCCACACATCCAAATCATTGCTATTGAGCCTGTCAAACCGACCACCGACATAATACCATGTTGTGCCATCCCTGGTGAGTGTCGTGTCGCCGGTCGGCTCTGCGGAGTCGGTGCCGTCGCCCACCCAGAAGTGGGCGGTGTTGTCTGAGTGGAACCCCAGGATGAAACCGCCCTGGCCGGTAGTCCTGGTATCGACAATCGTATCCATAACACTGGCGGTATCAGAGTTGACGACGGCCTCCACGGTCAGGTCATATGCGGTCGTACAGTCTAAGGTGTCGTTATCCGGCACCGTAAACTCATCGTCGGTGCCATCCAAATCCCAGGCCTTGCCGGCCTTGCCGTCGACATAATCTCCAGTTAACATGGTGCCGGCTGCCGTGCCATGGTTCTCGTTCTTTGTGGAGTCCATGGCCTGTGGCGCTGTGCCGGATGGATCATCTGACATATGCCATACGGCCTGGTACTCGTTCCAGATCAGGAATGTGACCGAGTCACCGATCCCACCAACGTACTCGTTGTTGTCCGGTACATCGGCCGAGAAGTATAGATACAGATAAGTCGTATCGCTGCTGCTGATATTCGGCACCCTTGCATGCAGCACGGCTCTCTCGTTGGTATCATCCCAAAGGTCGACCTCGATGGGCAGTTGCGTGCGCCCATCTGCCAGGGTGATGGCCAGCTTTTTGTGATTGGCGCCGATCTCATCGAAAACTGGCGTCATATCATCAGTGCCGGTGCCGCAGCTTGAGGAGAGATGCACGGTCAGCGGGAAATAATCCAGCGCCCCATCGATGTTGGTGGAAGGAATCGTGATTTTGCTGCGCTTGGTAAAGCCCCTGAGCCAGCCGGCCACATCGGCCACCTCGCCTGCAGCAGCGTAACTAAACAGCTGGTCAAACAGCGTGTTATATGTGGCGGCAATCCAGGCATCGGATCGCTCTGTGTCGCTGAGGCGGACCTCTGACATCGGAGAGTCGCCATAGACGGTTCCAGTTGGGGTATTAAGCCAGAGAGCAATCGCCGAGTCAGTCGTATTGATTGTATAGTTTGACCCGGCCGTTAGCGAAACAGACTGGCTCACACCGTCAATGTCCAGCTTCGTTGCGCTCATGGCCGAGGATCCGGAAGGCAGTCTGCCGACAATATATGTGTCTGCGGCAGCAGAAAAGGTGCCAGTGACCCCCCAGCGGCCGCCCTGGTAGGCTATTGCAATCTCTGTTGTCGTCGCTTGAATCGCCCTGGCTAAACCGTTGCTGCTTACAACCCCGATCCCTATTTGGTTCTGAACTGTGGCAGTCGGTTTAAGGATCACCTCGCAAGTCCAGGGGTCGGTCCCAGAGATTCCGCAGTTTGCACCGGTAACGGCCTTCTCGTTTGAACCATCGGCCGTGATTTGCGTTCCAATGGTGTCACTGTCTGTTTGGTCGCCGCTCTCAAAATTGGACGCCGTGGCATCGCTGGTGCCGGAGGCGTCAGTTAACGTGCCTCCGCTGGGGTCATCGTTCATGTGGAAAACGGCGACAAAGTTATCATCCCAAACATTTTGCGCCACCGCATCGCCAGTATCCCCCACATAGCCGTCATTGTCAGCTTTGGCGCTGTCATAATAAAGATAAAGGGTCGTATCGACCGCCGAGTCAATGAAGGGCACGCCCACATGCAAGACCGCACTCTCAGCCGAGTTGTCCCAATTATCGACTTCGACGTAGAGCTGTCTGACACCAGTGTGGTCTGTAACCGCTAATTTGTGAGAGTTCGCGCCGAGCTCGTCAAAGACGGCCGTCATGTCCACATCTGAAGTGCCAGCGCTCGAGTTCAGGAACAGGGCCAGGGGAAAGTTTTCCAGGTCGCCGGAGATGCCTGTGGATGGAATCGTGATCTGCCGGCGGTATTTCCAGTCGGCCAGCCAGCCATCGGCGGCTTCTAAGCTCGCCTCGAGGCTCTTCCAGTCTCCGAGGTTATCGAACAGCGTGTAATAGGTTGCTTTAATCCAGGCTGCGCTCCTGGCAACCGAACTAAGGCGAGCCTCTGACACTTGACCGTTTGCGTAATGGATAGCCTCTTTGCCGAAGCCGAAATATCCAGAAGTACTCTCGGCAGTTCCAGTTGCCAGGTCGTTAGTTGTTGGTGTAACCGAAGATCCATCGAGATACAGCACAGGAGAGGCAGCGTTGACGCCAACCGTGACCGCAAGGTATCTGTCAATGTTAGTTGTTGTGCTTATGGAATATGAGATTTCTCCAGCAGACGAATGGTAATACCGCCGCAAAGTGTTGGTAGGATCGAAACTTAAGTACCACCCCTTTGATTCATTGTTGACGCCACCGTAATCGAGTCTGGATCCGAGCCCCAAACGGTTCGTGTCGTCGTTATTAGCCAAGATTTCGACCGTTTTTTCTTCGTTGACCAGCGGAAGCCCTGAGAGGGCTGTGACCAGATGCTCGTTGGTTCCATCAAGGTTAACGGCCTTGCCGATGGTATCAGAGTCTACGCTGTCGGCCGACTCCATGTTGACGCCGGTCAGATGATGTGAGTCGGCTTTTGAGTTCTTGAGGTCACTTGCAACCGATGGGTCGCCATTCATGTGCCAAACTGCAGCGAAGTCGTCATCCCATACATTCTTAGCCGCATCACTGCCGGTCTGCCCGATATAACCGTTGCCCACTCCATCGGGGTCGAAATAGACATAGAGGTAGGTGGACTGGCTCGATGAGATGTTCGGCACCCTGACATGCAAGACGCCGTTTTCGTTGTCCACATCCCACAGATCAACCTCGGTCCACAGCGGTGTCCGCTCGTCTGCCTCGCAAACGGCGATCTTGCTCCAATCGGCGCCAACGGCGTCAAAGATTTTCGTGACATCGTCGCTGCCGGTGCCAGCCGTGCTGTTGAAAAACAGCGCTACGGGGAAGTCGGCCAGGGCCGCATCTACGTTGGTGCTTGAGATCTCGAACTTAAAGCGGTAGCGATAGCTTTTAAACCAGGGCATCTTTTGCCTATGGCGTTTTGTAGGTCAGTGGGTTAATTGGGAAATCAACGACATCGCGCAGTGGCTTGCCGGCACCCCACCGCGGGCTCGTGTACGTGCCTTCGAAGGTCACGTATCGTTTAACAGGACCTCTGCCGAATATTTCCAGGTCGTCGCCTTCAAGCGGCAGCAGCTCGGAGGCCAGCGGTGTGGTGATCGTGACATTGAGCCGGTTGTTAACCACATTGTTGTCGATATCATGCAGCGTCCAGGCCATCGTATCGGGTGCTACCGAATTGCCCTGCTCGTCTTCCCAGTCGACGCGGATCTCATAGGTGCTTAGCTCAATGGCGGGTTCTTGGATTGATATTGGCATTGCGCTTATCCTTTTTGAGTATGCCGTGCTCGGCCGGCCGGATTATCGTTTTGGGTGGCTCACCAGGCTCGATTTCTTTGGTATCGAAAAACTGCCGCTTCCACGGCTTGGTCACATCGGTGATGATCTGTTTAGAGGCCATAGTTTATCCAACTCCTTAACCCGAGATCGATCAGCGTAAAGCCAGCTGACTTCTCCCCGTTGCGAAACCTGAGCGTCGGCTGCTGGCTCTCGAGCAGCACCGGCAAGTTGTGCCGGCACGTTGCATTGGCGCCTTGCTTCGAGATCATGCTCACCGGAATGGAACCGATCTCAACATCGTTGTCGAGCATCGTCACAATCAACGTGCCGTTGGTGCGGGCCTCACAACGCAAGACGATATCGGCCACCTGCACAACCTGGCCTTTGTAACCAAGCTGCAGGTCGACATAGGCATCGATGCCCTCGAGCACATCGTTCAAACCGTAATTGGATTGATACACCTGGCCGTCATCGATGCCGCCCACAACCTGGACGACAGCCGCCTGGCCGGAGTCGCCACTGACCTCGGTCATGCAGCTGAGCTCCTGGCTGGGAGTGTCAAAGGTCCAGGTGCGATCGGTGAGATCGTAAACGGGAAACACGTTGCACTCGGTGGCCGTGGCGCCACTGACCAGCCCGATCCGGATGACCCCATAGGCGCTGTCGTATTTAAGCCAGTGTCGATGCTCGTAGCCGCGGCGGATGCACTCGGTCTCTGAGCTGTCGAAATAATTGCGAATGTCATCGCTGATGACCTGGACCGAGCGGCCATCGGTGGCACACACCCCGTAGCGGCTGATCCAAAAAGCCACGGTCTTCACGGCCTCGTCGGTGCGGGTGGCCACCGTGACACCGTCAATGACATCGATCGATTTGTTGTTCATGGCTCCGATCTGGCTGGAAAGAACGAGTTTGCCGAAGGTCTCGGGACTGTAGCCTTCGAACAGGGTCACGCAGCCACCCTCGACGCCCTGCTCTTGCTGCCAAACCATCAATTCATTGTGGAATTTGCGAGCCCCTACAACACGGTTGGCTCGGCCGTCGCCGGCCTTCAGGATCCCGAAGTCAGCACCGTTTAGCACCATCGGAGAGTTGGTGCGAGACACATACAGATAGGCGCCCCACAGATCGAAGCTGTACACGGCCCTGTCCTTCCAGGCCGCGCAGCATCTGCCGTTGCCGAGCTCGGATATGTTGAAATAGGGCATGTACATCAGCGCCGGCTCGAAGTCGGCCGCCAGGGCGCTGTCGAAAATAATCTCGTACCAGTAGGCCTGGTATTGGGAGGAAAACATCTGCCGCGGCATCACATCTGTTTGCCGGCCGAAGGTCATCCACCCGGTGTGCGTCAGCCCTTCTGTGCCGTCGTTCACTGTGCCAACGCTCTGCCAGCTGTGGCCGTCCCAATACTTTAATGAGGTCAGGTCAACGTCTGCGGTCGTTGAGCACGGTATGCTGCCGACATCCCAGTACAGGCCCTCGATCGGATCTGTGCATGCGACATATATTTTTCTGCCGGAAGCAAGGGCATTCAAATCGATAGCCGAGGCGCCGAAGGTGGAATAATTGGTGTCGGCTTGCTCGACCTGGACCTCGACACCGTACTGTGGGATTCCATCCCATATGTTGCGGATGTCCTGAAAGCCGGCCTGGTATTTAAGTGCCGTGATCTCGACCTCGGCATCCAGGGCGGCGCTGACACGCAGCTGATACCAAAACTTGTTCTGGCCGTATTGATATTTGTCCTGCTCATCGGTTGGTGCCGTCCAGCTCATAGATCCGGATTGTGCAAGCGTTGCTCCTGCCGATTCGGTTCCATCTGTAAGTCCGGACACCTGGCTCCAGGCGCCGTTCCAATAGTACAGTGATGCTGTAGCAGTGCTTGCGTTTGCAGCGCCAACTGTCCAATCGAGAGCTGTAACAGGCACAGGCGTACCAATAAACACACAGCCAAAGCCAGCAAAGTTAGGCAGGCTATCCAGCACAGCAGCCGTTGTCGATCGGCCATCAGACACCTCTACGCTATAATCCTGTCCCTCAGTCGGGACGTTGTCTGGAGCAGCCGTGCCCTTGTAAACGATACAGTTCTCGACAAATGAATCTTCCCCGCTGTAGATTTGGTGCTGATCAACACCATTGCTGTAGAGCATCAAATCCAAAATCGTCGCGAAGCTTGCGGGGATCTGGTTGGCGCTGCCGTCGTGCGCCTCCGAGCCAAAGGCGCCGGTTGTCACCGTTGGCGGCAGACTGGTTGCAACCAGCAAGTCACCGTCGCTCATTTGTGCAAAAAATTTGTTAAAATCAACCCGCGTCTTTTGGAATTCATACAGGTTCTCGACACGGTTGCTTCCATCGGCTGTGGTGTGCAACTTCCTTTGTCCAGGGCGTTTCTTTATCCCGGGATGCGTGTTGCGCACGTTTTGGGCCCAGCTGTATCCGCCAAACGGCAGCAGCCCGGTTTCGATCGCTGTAATGGCGCCGCCGCGGAAAGGCGTGCCCTCCATTGTGGTCAATTTGGTCAACATGAGGTTACTCCGCAACGATGCCCCAGCTGCGAGCGGCTGGCGCAAAATCTGAGAATACCGTTTCGATATCAACGTCTTCCTGGCCGTCACTCCAGGCCTGGAAGGTCGTGACTAATTCATCATTGAATAGGTCCATGTCCGCTTTGGTGGCCCTGCTCTTGACCAGCGCGGAGGTCGTCCGGATGTTTAAAAGGGCTTTTTTTGCAATCAGGTGGTGAAAGACTTCTGGCAGATCCGAGACCAGGCCGTAAAAATCGGCTTTAGACGAATTGTTGGTGATGGTGGCCACCCGCGTCGTGCCAACATAGTCGCTGATTTGATCGAAGATGTTCTCGTTAACATTCTCGATGATCATCCCGTTGTAATAATCATCGATGCGAGCAGCGAAGCGCTCATCGAGGGTGATCTCAGCGGTGCCGGCAGTCGAGTTGCGGCCGGCGTGAATGTTCCTGGGCTTTTTGCGATACCACAGCGTGTAGGTGTCGGTCACGCCGGATTTGTCCAGGACCAGGTTGCTGCCCTTGTGATAATACAGGCGCTTGGAACCACCGCCGGAGGTTGACCGGGTCAGGTTGTCCTGGCGGACCCGCTCGACTTTGCGCAGCCGGTCATCGAGGAAAACAATCAGCCCTCCATAGTCGTTGGGCAGCGCATACTCGCTGTCGACGCCAACGATCTCGGCTTTGCCAATAAAATAGCCTGGAGACCTATTAAGCGCCAGGCTATAGAGGTAAAGTTGAGCCGAGTTGATTTCGTCCATCAACAGTTCATTCGGATGGGTGGTTGCCCCCTGCATCCCTGTTTGGATAGGATCCGAATATTCGCTTAAACCATAGCGGACTTTCTTTAAGATTTCATAGGCATTGGAGTAGGTCGGCATTTATCCCCCAATGCACCGGCCGTGAGATCAAATTGACGGCTGCTCCTCAGGGAACGGCCGATTGTACAGGCTGATATATTTGTCTTTTATCTCGACCTGGATCTCAGGCGGTGCAGTTTGTATTTTGTCCCAGTTGCGCCCGATCCAGCCTTCAAAACGATCTGTGCCAAGATATTTGTAGCCGAGTTCTTTCCGAATCTCTATCAGTTCAACAGCATGCTGCTCCTGGTCGCCATTGTCACCTGACACCCGAGCCTCAGTGTTGCCCTGCAGAAGAGACATGAGTTTGTCGAGCTGCCCTTGCATGGTAGCCATCTGCCCCTGCATTTCAGTTAAATCACGGTCCTTTTTGGCAAGCAGGTCATCTTTGGCAGCCACCTCCTGTTTCAAGCCGGCGAGCTTCTCTACCTGTTCGTCACCGAAAACATATGGTTCCAGAAGCTTGATGCCGAGCTCCTCGGCATATTCGCTTATTTTCTCGGTTGGCTCCAGGTAGGGCAATTTACTGGTGGCCCGCGCCTCGTTTTGCTGATTGTGGCGCATGACCTGCCGGCGTTTGAATTCCAGGTTTTTCTTGCGGCCGTTGGCCGCTTTGCGCTCCTCGACATCGCCCTGATCGCCATACTCCAGAGCGACCAGGCCGCGGTTGTCCAAATTGGCAAGCAAATGCCGTCCGCGGTTGTCGTCGACCTTAAGCTTGGTGCCGGGTTTGAGCACGGTCAGCTGGCCGATATAGGTGTACTCCATGGTCTCATTTGTCGGATTGAACAAAACAATCGCCATATCTCACACTCCTTTAGCTTTTCATGCGCTCAGGTTGTCTAAGTTCGCATGAAACCTTTTATCAGTCACTTTGAAAGCCTCTGTTTTCGGTTTAGGCGTAATCCGGCGAAAGGCCGAATTGCACTTGCTGGCGCCCATGGCGCGGCCGAATACATTCATCAGTTGGATTTTGTCGTCCTTGGTCATGTCGCGAAAATTCTCACGAGAGCGCCGCCGGCACTGGTCCCGGTAGTCTTGCATGTACTTGGTCACCATCGATAGGCGATCTTTAAGCCGCATGTTCTCAAGATCCCACTGCTGCAGAAACTCGACATCGCTTTGCCGCGGGCGCCTGAACTGCTGGTCCTCGGTTTCGATGACGGTAAGCGGCAGCGGCTCTCCGTAGCCACGGTCATAGGTGATAACAAAGCGCTCGAGAGACCACTGGAAACTGCAATCAAGTCTCTGATCTAAACACTTCAGGGATCTCATGAATGATTTGTCGGCACGGTACATCCGGCGTTCCTCCTATCTCTCGATACATATATCCCCGCGGGTTGTCGGCCGTGTTCAGCTGACAGTTAACGCGAAGGGTTTGAAGGTCCTGCTCAAAGCCAAAGAAGCTGAGCACCTTGCTCTGGCCCTCGAGCGTGTTGAGGGCATCTCGCCAATCGATAACCATCACGTTGTCAGGGGCTCGCTTGCGCCAGTACTCACAGCGCTCGTAATACTCATCCCAATAGGCGCCGATCGCCTCGGCCTTCGGCAGGTCGAATTGAGGAAAACTGTCTCTGAACTGGATCGGCGAGCTGTTGGTTGAATTGAAAGTCGGCCACTGGTCGTCCCAGTGAACGCTGTCCTCGCGGGTCCAGTAGTTTTCAGTCGGCCAGTGCTTTAGAAACGAGGCGATGACCTCTTCGCGTGGACGCCGCAGCGCAACGAACTTGACGTCTTTGAGCATCCGGAAGGCCAGGGCGATGTAACAGCACCAGCTATAAGATGAGATGGCGAAATACTCCTGGCCGCTCCACTCATCGCACAGGTGCCGCAGGACCCAGTAATACCAGGCACAGGCATCGCCAGGCGGATCCCAGGGCAGCGGATAGCCCTCGTGGCGCACATGTACATGGCTCCCCTGAGACTGCAGTATCCGGTAAAAGCTCCAGGTGCCGCATCTACCGGTGCCCAGTACAATTCGAAACTTCGGTATCATCCTGGCAACATCGCGATCAGATTGGCAATTTCGCCAACCGGCAGAAACCGCTCGGTGGCCTTGTTGTCCTTGTCGTAAAAGGTGATGATCAGGCCGGCCCTGGCATTTTTGACTGCCATCGTTTTCATGCCGTCATCGCTACGGAAAACCGTGTCGATGGTGCCGTCCTCATCTTGCATGCGCACATCGCGAAAAACCGTAGGCGTGGCCACGGTCTGCTCGGCTGATACGCTTTTTTCTTCAACGTCATTTTTCTTCTTGGCCATCGGTGCCTCCTTGTTTGTGGTTTTTGTGTGAGGCAGGCGGTTCGATTAGCAACCTAAACTCCGCGCCTTTTATCTGTTGCCACGGCCCCACTAGCGTATAGGCCTCTCTGCGGCGATACGGTCGGTTAATACAGGCTGCGGCCCTCCAGGGAGGTCAGCGTCGTGTCTCTCATCTGAGAGTCACCGGTGGCCTTGACGGTGTAGGCTAGCTCGATACCCCACAGGGTGATCTCGTTTGCGCCGGCACTGCCCAGGCCATTGCATTCAACAGCCATATTCAAAAAGACATCGGTGGCAGCAAATATTCCGCCGGAGGTCTTCTGCCAGCTGGTTTTCTCCAGTGCATCTGCCGTGGCGGCAACCGCCAGCGCCGGGAAGGTCAACGAGGCATCCGGTGTCGCGGTCGATGCGGTCAAAGCTTGCAGTCCCAGCCCCTTTAAGGTCACGAGCCAGTCAGGATTATCGGTATCGGTTGTAGAGTGGTTGAACCAAATGCGAGCGGCCAGCGGCATGTCACGATCCAGATCGTAAGGGATCTTCAATAGATCGTGAATGGCGTCACCGGCTGCGGCGACCTGGAGGCCAGCGAGTTGGGCTGCGGCGACAGGCTCTTGGTAAATGGCAGCGCCAGCACCAAGGGCTGCTTGTTGGGTCGCATCCCAGCCGGCCATGTCCTGGACGGCCCGAAATAGTCTTTTTACATTCCATGCAATAGCTTTGTCTTTTATCATGTGAATTGCTCCTTGATAGTTAGCCCCTGCCGTTTCGAGCAGGATACTTGGAGGGTTAAAGGCCGAGGGGCGGCAAGTGTGCCCCTCGACCATTGAAAAGGAGGATAAGAATACTATGGTAAACGGCCCCCACGCGGTTTTAAGGCGCTAAGCCGATATACCTACGAGTACAGGCCAGGCTCCACCAGGTCTTTGACCAGCACCAGGCTATTGCGGTCTTCGGTTCCCAGGTTGGTATACAACCTCAAAAACTGATCCCACTCATCGTAGCCGGCACGTTGGTGGATTTGCTGGTCCAGGTTGCCCCAGCCGATCGGGGTCATCTCGAATTTCTCGATGGCGCCGTCCGGATGAAGGAATATCCGCCCCGGGGTTGCCAGCGGATCGATGACCATGCGGATGCTGCCGTCGCCGGCTGCAAACGTCAGCTCTTCGTAACCGCCTTTGAACGTGCCAGGTGAAAAGCGCACATCCGGAGCGAGTTGGTTAAAATATTTCCTGCGCTGACCCAGGCCCATTCTCATGACCCCAGGCTTTTTACCGGCGCGAACTCGCATGACATCCACGGCCTGCAGCAGCAGATCGAGGCTGAGCTCACGGTCAACACCGGAGTTGCCCAGGATACCGGCTCTCCAGCGAGGATATGAGGCCACCGTGATGTCTTCGAACGAGGCCAAAAGCGTGCCGTCATCGAAGATACCGTCTAAGCCCGTGATCTCAACGGGGGTGTCGGTGGTGGCAAACGCGGCATCACGAGCACCGTAGCGCACCATTTGACTGGCGGCCGGGATCGTACCGGTGCCCACTGTATACGTGCGAGCGGCAACCAACGGGTGAAGGGCCTGAAAGTCAGTGCTGAGGGCCTCCATGGTAATGGTCTTGGTTACCGGGTTGATGGATTGAATGCGCTGCGCCACCACATTTTGGTCGACGGCGCCGGCACTGTTGTAGAAGTCAACGATCATTCCCTCGATGGCCCGCATGACGCCCAGGCTGTTGTCACAGACAACGTCATAGGCCGAGCCGGTAGCTGGGGTGGCAACCGCGGAATTGTAAGCAATCAGACCGAAGCCATCGCCCCAGGCCTGACGGTTCATGTCATTGACAAGTGCGGTGTAGATATCGTCGACGGCATCGGCCAGGCCATCGACAAAGGCCGCCGGATCGCTCTTGGCGGCTTCGATCATGGGACCGGTCAACCGGAGCGTACCGTAGATGTATCGCGGCAGCACCGTCGCATTGTCATACTTGCCCGCCAACGGCTGCGGCAACGGGCTTGATTCCGCCCGCGCCCCAATGCCCTGCGCCCGCGCATAGCGGATCGCAAACTTGTAGCCGAGCCCCCGCGGCGACCGGTTGCTTCGGGGAAACTGGTTATAGGTGAGCTGTTCATCGGCAAACTGATTGCTGATGCCCGAGCCGTAAACGGTTTTCAGCGTATCGCTGATGTTGGTAAGATCGTGGTAAGCACTCATGGAAAGACCCCTTATTTGTTAGCGCCGGCCAGGCGAGAGCGCATCGAGCAACTGCTTTTTTGCGATCTCTCTGGCATCGCGCAGGTTTTTAGGTTGGACCTCTCCAGTGTCAGACCCTGGTTCAACGCCCCTGCTCATCGGGGGCAGCTTCCCACCGGTTTTATCAGATTCCACCGTGCGCCGGCCGTTCTTCTCGTAGTCCTCAATGATCGAATCCTTGAGGGCCTGGTAATCCTTGGCCGCGGTGTGAATCAATTTGGTGATGCCTTTGCTGTCGGTAAGCTCGATGTCGTGGATGGGGTTGTTAACCCCTAAATACTTCTTCACGAATTTCGCCTCGGGTTTCGTAAGTCCTTCGAGGCCATCTACCGACTTGGACACATAGCTGTTGAAGTTATTAATGGCCTTGCGGTCTTCGGCCGCCTGGAGCCTTGCCTGCTCATCGAGCTGGCGCTCCTGGTCCCGCTTGTTGATCTCCCGCTCGAGCCTCTCGATGGTCTGCTCTGGAGTTTCGGTTTCACGCCGTTTGGATTCTTCTGCTCGCTGCCAGTCCGCTTTGATCTTGGCCAGGGCTTTCTTGTTGGCCAATAGCTCTTCGATATCTTCGGTCCCGAGTTTTTCTTTCAGACTCGATAGGTTTCCGATGAATTCATCGAGCTCCTCAGCTGAACCAAGCTGGTACTTGTCGAGCAGGTCAGTGATTTGTTCCTGGGTCTTTCCGGACCCTGAACTGTCTTGGGGTTTTGCATCTGCATCCTTGCTTGCGGCACTATCGTCAGCTGGTTTGCCATCTGCCGATGCGCCATCGCCGGTCTTGTCTGTGACATCCGCTGTGGTGTCGTCTACTACCTCTGTGCCCATTGTCACCTCCATTTGATTGACTCAAGCGTCACTGGGGTTGCCACGTTACGCTGGAGCCATGACGAAAAAAAGGGATCCTCAAGGCGAGCTCGCGGATCCCTTTTTATTCGTCGTTGGAACCGGCAGCCGCGGGCCAGGCGGGCCGGCAAGATTGTGAGTGTGTTTTTTTAGCCTCTAAACAGCTCTATGAATCCCATACTCATATTGTGGCATTTGCTTGCCAGGAAATTGTTTCGGGTCCATATAAACCTTTTTTGTCGGTTTATACAGGCCGACGATGACCTCTTTGAGACTGTGCTTGTCGAAGACCGGAACCTTGCGGCAGAATTTCGGCTCAACTCGCAAGATAACGCCAATCAAATACGCACGCTTCTCGTGAGAATATAAAAAGTTTTTGCGTCGGTTTATTTCAACCTTCACGCCGCAGCCTCTCGTTTTTCTTTGCAAATGGCTTTTTCAAACATCTCGAGGCGAAGTGTCGCGTTGCGGCAGGGCCGATCCGGCAGGCCGTACTCGCAGAACAGGCCCCATTTTTTAAAGCCGCGGCATTTATCCTGTTGATACATATTGCATACACATTGGGCAGTGAATCTTATCTCGCGCATTATCGCTACATCCCTGGCACCGCGCCCTGACCCTCCCCTGCCGATGGCGCGATATCTTGCGGTATGTTGGGTGGCTGCGTAGCCTCAGTCATGGCGGCTTGTGCTTGCGCAGCTCGCTGCTGCTCCTCGAGCATCTGCAACTCCATCATGCTTTTGTGCTCCTGGGCATGGCCAACCAAAATAGCCTTTGCCTCATCGCTTAAATTCCGGAACTCAGGGCTTAACAAAAACTTGCGATGCACCTCAAAGTGTACCATGTGATCGTCGAAAACAAAAAGCTCATCTTCGGAGAGCACCACCGGCTCGGCAACCGTGGGATCGGTCATTGCCATCTCTTGCACTTCTTCGGGCGGCAGACCGGCGGTGATTGGATTGGCGATCGACAAAAAAACGCCCGGGATGATAGGCACCTCCTGCTCGCCAATACGGGTATTGATCTTAACCATCTCAAAGCCGTCCTCTTCGGTGTTGGCCACCTTGGTGTTTTCCATCGAGGCCCGCTCCAGGTCAACGGAGGTTTTATCCTTGAATCCGGACAGCCCCATGCGCTTTAGCAGCTCGTCGCGGAACTCGGGCTCCAGCTCGCTTTGAGAGCTGAAAAAGCCGACCTTGACCAGCTCCAACATCATTTGCGTTTGCCCCACCCGGGTAGAGGCCAACCCGCTGGCCAGCTCCAGGCGCACATCGGTGTTGTCTCTCAGATCTGCCGATTTGAAGGCCCTGACCTCAACACCATGGCCGCGGCCGCTGACCTTGATCATGCGCTCATCGGTGTAAATATCGGAGGCCAATATGATGCGCTTGCGATATGTCCTTTTGTGGGACCGAAAAAACCTGGTGATATCGGGGAAGTGTCCTTGCTCGGCCGCATCTCTTAATATGTCGACCATGATGCCGGAGGCGTTTCCAGTTGGCGCATTGCCCCTGAGCACATTTTTGGGGTCGCCGGCGACATCCTGGATCGAGGCCCTGTGGATCGCTCGTTCCTCGAGCACTTGCTGTGGATACGGAGTGCCGGCCTCAATCGATGGTTTCTGCCCGCCACTGGTCAGTGGGTCATAGCGGATCACCAGCAGATGCTGGCCATCGGCGGTGCTGCGCTTTATCCTCGCCGAGGATCCCAAAAAGACAATCGGCCTGGCCAGAGATTTCCGGTTCATTTCCAGGTCGCGATCGATCTCGTTGATCGTGTTCTGCGGGCTGATTAAATCATCGACCGCGGAATCCGGCCAGAAGCGACCGGGCACATAATGATAGCGGTAGTCGGTGGCTGTGTAGTACCAGGCCACAGTGCCCTGGGATTTTTGGACAGGAATCGGCAGCCGATCAACGCTGAACGCCAGCGTGTCACCGGTGACCCCTACATACCTGCCGTTCGGATAGCTCTTGCAGGGCGCGAACTCGAACTCCTTGAAGATCACCTGGTCGTCTTCTTCGTCGCTGAACTCGACCATGTTCTCATAGCCGGTGCCCTTCCAGGGGCTCACGGTGGCCACCAGCTTGGCCAGCTTCTTCTCGTAATTGATGACCGGTTCGTCTTTGGCGTCTTTATTGACCTTGATTTTGAAGGTGTCCTCGACCCACTCGCGATCCTTCAGGCTTTTAAACCCGATCCAGGGCTTGAGCATTATGTCGTCGCCCACTGCAGGACATGTGAAGTTAAATGGCGACCAGTTGAAACTGCATACCTCGCTTTGCTTGGTCGGCTCGCCGGTCTTCGGATCCAGGCCCCACTCATTGTCAGCAACCACCGGGATAGTGCGCATCAACCCCAGGCCGCACAAGATCATCCAAACGGCAACCTTTTCTGTTTCATCGCGAAACGCCTCGTCGTTTTCTGCATCCATGTGGCGCAGCAAAAACTCCCCCATCTTGCTTGCGTCCCGGTCCTCCTGGTCCATAGAGTTGGGCCATATTTTTACGCTAAAATCTTTATTGAGTATGAGGGCTTTCATGCTTCGGACATGGTCGCGGATGATATTTGAGACCGGTGTGGGGGCGAGCTCAGTGGGCTTGATGCGGCGAAAGGTGCCAGTGCTGATGATCCAGTCCAGCCACTGCTCGCCGACATAATAGAGCACATTGCGGAACCAGGTGCGCTCTCGAATCACAATGCTTGGATCTTTGATACGGCTGAACGAATCGTTTGCCAGCCGTATCAGCTGCTGATCGGTGTGTCTCATCGGCGAGCTCTCCTTTTAGATGGCGTCCAGCCGTGATCAAGTGCGTTTAAAAGCCGCTGCTGTGCTTTTGCCTTCCGGAGAGTGGTGCCTTTTGAGTGGGTTTGATTGGGTGTTGAGACTTGGTATCGTGAGCCGCGTTTGCGGATCTTTGCCGGCATAGCTCTCCCTTTGCTTGCTTTAAGCTACTCGGACCCGATCGCTTGCGGACTCACCGCCGACAGCTCCGAAGACCTCTTCGGCGTCAATCCCTTCTTGGGTCAATTTGTCTACCGCGTCAGCTACAGTAACCGGTGCGCTGCGGCGGGTCAATCTTTTTACGTTGGCATATTCAATGGCATCGCGTGACATCAGGCGATCGATGAGGTCTCGCTCCCTGCTATCGAACACTCGTTGTCGCCAGACAATGAAGGCCAGTGTTGCGAATAATACAATGCACAGAATGATTTCGTCAATCATTTTCAACCTTTCTCAATGCCCCCGGGCTTCTCCAAAGTTTGCTTTGCGCTCCAAGCTTTCTCGAGCCGCTCGGCCTTGACTTTATAAGTGTTGATGGCAGCGATCACCTTCTTTCGCCACCGCCGGAAATAAAGAACCGTTCCAATAATGCCTACCGTTGTTCCTGCGAAAAATGCTGCGGAGATCCATCCCCAATCCATATCGCACCCCCTTTTTTTAAGCCGGTTTACTGCCATCAAATAGAAAGTGATACGTGTATTCAGACAATTTGTGATCGCCGCACCAGTCGGTGTTATAGACCACCGGCCAGCCGCGCAGCGTTGGTGCATGGCGCCTGCAGCGGCCGAGATCGTAGTGTATCGGCGGTATCCCCAATCTCGGGGGATGCTCCTGGCTCTGTGCTTCAGGTGCGGCGCCCCCCATCGAATACTCCGGCACCTGCTTGGGCACAAAAAATCTGCATGTTTTGCAAATCATTCGCGACAGTCGATCTCCCCAGTTGTCATGAATTTCCATGGCTCTCTCCTTTCTTTGTTCTCATTTTACCAGGCTATTCACCCAGTGGTTAAATGACGCCCTGGTCCGCTGTCGCTCCTCGAGCGTATCGAATTCGTTCTCCAGGCTGCGCGGCTTCCATCCGGCCAGCGAACACAGGATCGCCATGCCCTCAAAATACCTGCTGCAATGATGAATCAACACAACGGCCCTGCAGATCCGCTGTTGTACAGACCAGGGCACATCTATTCGGCCCTTTACCTTGGCGCTGTTCTTGACCAGGGTTTTGAGCTCTTTTGTCTCAACATCAAACAGCCTCTCGATTTGCTGCGTGTGCTCATCTTCGTAGGCATCCATCATAGTTCCTCCCACCCCTGTTCAGAGGATAGATCATTATCAACAGTGGCAAAGCTGCTCTCGAGCCGGCGTTTTTCATCCCATGCAGCCTTTGCGGCCGGCTCAAGCTGCGCCTCTTTGGCTGCGATCTTTGCGGCGTTTATCTCAGCAGCGATGGCCTCAACATCCAGGTTGATCGGCCTGGCCATGCACAACAGCGACGCCTCGTCATAGCAATGATCCTCGAGATCGGTGTCGACATCTTCCACGTTGTGCTCATCGTGGGTCAGCGCCGGCACCGTCCGGATGAAATCTGCGCAAGTCTCATAAACCACCATCATCGGCATCCCCTCGCTGCCATCGGGATTCACCGGGATGCGCAAGCGCTCATGGAATTGGCGAACTTTAAGTGTGCGGTTCGGATCGCCTTTTTGCAAGTTGATTATGCCGCATCCGGCAAAAACCTCAGCCGTGCTTTTGCCCTGGCCGCCACCCTGGTAGTCGGGTTTTTTATTCCAGCAGTCAGGCGAGAGAATGTGGACAACCTTGTCCTTGATGCCCTCTTCTTCTTCAATGCGGTTGATGTGACCGGCAATGACGGTATCGGTCTCGCGGGTGCCGGTGTTTGGCTGCCCGCCTGGCATCTGGCCGTATCGTTCGCGAAATCGATAGAAGCGGCCATCAGCATCCACCCACCACCAGCCTATCGAGTACGGTGCGCCGAAGCCCCAATCCATCGTCATGTAAAGCGGTGCTCCGTGGGGAATGGGTCGCGGTTTAATCACATGGTGACGGTGAGAAAAGAGAAACATTTGTCCGATAAAGATATCCCAGTTGCCGGTTTTATAAGCCGATCGCCAGGGCTCTGGCAGGTTGTTCAGCCTGACGATGTACCCGGGGTCAACGCGATTTAATATCGGGTTGTCCTCGAGCAGCCCGGGAATGTACTGCCTGAGCATCGGTGGCGCATCCGGATTGCTGACATCTGGCGGCGCCCGCTTGAGCTCATAGGGGCGAGCGAAACTTATCCAGCGCTCTTTGACCCACTGGTGACCGACGTTGCCTGGGTTGGTGGCGCAATAGACCCCTGGAACCTTGTGCTTAAATTCCGGCGGGACGTCCAAAGTGCAGCGCACGCGGCCGTACAGATAATTGTAGATCCACGCGGTGAATGTGGTGAGCTCATCTATTAAAAGCACGTGGATCTCGGCGCCCTGGTAGGCGAACACATTTTTTTCGTGTTGGCAATGGCAGAAGTGAAACATTGCCCCATTGAAAAACTCCCAACGCTTCTCGGCCTTGTTGTATGAGGCCAGGCTGGTCGGAAATTCCAGCCAGCTCTGCAGAATGTGATTATGCTCCAGCTCGGGGTAGGTCCGCCGAAAGAGAAAGACCTGGAGGTTTGGAATCTTCACGCACCAGCGCAAGCCCTCTTGGCGCAGCGAATGACTTTTGCCGGGTCCCGCAGCCCCGCCGAATAAAATTTCGTTTGCCGGAGAGCTGTGGAGCTGAGCTTGTTTCGGTTGTGGGTTGTAGGCCAGCCGTACGTCCAAGCCTCAGGCTCGCTTCCGTTGTTGTGATTGCTTTGTTTCGTGTTGCTCCTGTGCGATCTCGCGAAGGAGCTTAAATTCTTCTTCGAAACGCTTTAATATTATATCGCTGTGAGTGCTGCAACCGCAAGGGCTTGTAACGGGCAGATCGTCACCATAGCATTCGGGGTCATCAGGGTCAGTGGGTTGCAGGGAATAGACCAGGCCATCGCCACAGCAGGCCGTGCATCTTTGGCGATGTTTTAGGGCAGAATAAAGCTCGTGGGCCATTTCGCAGATTAGTCTCATAGCAGCTCCTCTCGAGGATCAGGTAACGTACAGGTGGAAGATGAACTCAGGTGATGAGATCAAGTTGTATTTTTTTTAAGCTTCGTTTGTCCTTTCTATTGTAATTGTTACAAATTAAATCCCGGGCGGGACCGGCTCCGGATCCGGCACGTTTGTGTATACATTGAAAGTGCCGGTCTTGGCAATATCGCCATCTTTGCGGTCCAAGGCTAAGCTCTTGCGCTCGATGTCAACGGCCGCAGTCAGCGACCTGGAGGCGTTGGTCAGCGCCTGGGCCCGCTTGGTGACATCATCTTGCAGCTGCACCTCGCTGCCGTCTTTTGTAACCACCGTAAACGGCTCGTTGGCATCGACCTCGCGGATAATTCTCATCGCCGCCGCTCTCAGCTCATCCGCATTCCGCCTGTGTTTGTACACAGCCTCAGCGGCCACCTCGGCCGCCTCGTCGACTGTTTCGTCATCTGACTTCCTGTCTCTCGGGGCTTTGTCAACAGCACCGTCAACACCACCAGCGCGGTCTGTTTTTTCAATCACCTTTCGGGCGACAGCTTTTTCATAGCGCTCGGACAGGTCCCGCTTCCATTTTTCTTTTCGGGCCACCACACCGATGCGTTGCCGGCTGATGCTTTCTCCTGGGAATTGCTCGGCATATTTGTCCGAGATTTGCCCGAGGGTGAATCCCAACTCGAAGCGTTTTCGTATCCATTCCCAGTTTTTCTCACGTGGGTTCATA